GTTCCAAGAAATCTACGGTGGGCAAGGTTATTACGCTGAATGGACAGATGAAATCGCTCTTTTGTTTGCCAAGAGAATTGGGGTAAGCGAGGGGGCTGTTTCAGAAATAGTGAAAGCGGCAATTAAAAGAGGTATTTTTGATAAGCGAATATTTGACACATACGGAGTGTTAACCAGTCATGGTATCCAAGAACGGTATCTAAAAGGCGCTCATCGGCGGTCAAATATTCAACTCAAAAATGAATACCTCTTGCTTCGCAATACCGAATTATCTAAAAATGTATACATTACGGCGGGAAATGTAGACATTTCAGACGAAAATGCATACATTTCTGAACAAGTAAAAGAAAATAAAGATAAAGAAAAGGAATGTAAAGAAAACAACACTGTCGGGGGTGGTGGTCGTGCCGCAATATCCCTGATGGAAAACATCAAGGGTATGCCACTCACTGAATATGAAATTACTCGTCTGATAGACATGGTGGATACATACAGCGAAGAATGGGTGCTGGATGCTCTGAAAATCATGGGTGATAACGGCAAGGTGAAGATTTCATATGCAGAGGGCATATTGAAGAACTGGCAGACAGATGGCAAGGGCAAGCAATCGGGCAGCCCATTCAGCGCCGAAGCGGAAGCATGGTTCAATAGGAGTGATGACGATGGAGAAGCTGGAACTGCGAGAGTTTAACAAGACCTTGGCGGCATTGTATAATAAGTCTTTCGCCGACGAGGGCGAATTGGCGATTCTCTTTGAATTGTACCAACCGTATTCACTGCGTGAAATGCAAGCGGCGTTAAAGGACTATATGCGAAACAAGTCATTTTATCCAAAGCCTGCGGAGTTGATTCGCATTGCAGATGAGAATCGGCAGAGCGCCCAGCGGGCAGAAATGCAAGAGGCGGAAAAAGCTATTCGTTACGACAGCAATGGCAGGCGCATTTACGAATGCCCATACTGCCAAGACAGTGGCTATATGATAGTTGATGATGACCGGCTATATTCGCCATCTTCGACAAAGTGTATTTGTCAGCATGCTATAAAGAGTGCTGAATATAAGCGAAATGGCAGGGTACGCTTGCGGTTGAAGAGCAAACACCGCAGGAGTGATAACTATTATGTATTTGACCCGGCCCGCCGGATGTTTGTGCGTGAGGATGAATTTGACAGCAGACAGAGTGCACAGCAGCCTTGGGTCGGCGATATGGATAGCGTAACAGAGGCAATGTTAGAGCAGACGGAATTACCGTTTTGATTAATATTCCGTTCAGCGGGAAAGTGGACAAAAATAGACATTTTTTTAGGAGGTCTGAACAATGGACAAAACAGAGATTTACCACAAAGCAATACAGAGGTATGGTATTGAAAATCAGATAGTCGTGGCTATTGAGGAAATGAGTGAGTTGCAGAAAGAACTGTGTAAACGGCTACGCGGTGATTTTGATGCTGGAAATATCATAGAGGAAATAGCCGACGTCGAGATAATGCTGGAACAGCTTATTTTGGATGCTCATTGCCGTGGCAGCGTTGACATGGAAAAGCATAACAAGATTGCGCGGTTAGCCGAACAGCTAGGAATGGAGGTAGACGAATGAATAACATTTATGCGACACTTGCCGCCTCCAACCACAGCGACAGGGATAGGCAACAGCATGATTATTACGCTACAGAGCCGAGAGCAATGGAGGTTTTGCTTGAAGAAGAACAGTTTTCTAGGCTAATTTGGGAATGTGCGTGCGGAGAGGGGCATTTATCAAAAGTACTTGAACAACACGGTCATATAGTCGTATCAACAGATTTGGTATACCGTGGTTTCGGTTCGACAACCCCCTTGGATTTTTTAAATGTTACGATAAAAGGTTTTAATGGTGATATTATTACAAATCCACCATACAAGCGCGCTTTAGAGTTTGTTGAGCAGGCATTACATATCGTGCAGCCCGGCAGGAAAGTTGCAATGTTTTTGAGATTGCAATTTCTCGAGGGGAAAAGGCGCAAGGAATTTTTTCTACAAAATCCACCGCGGACGGTCTATGTTAGTTCTTCCCGTTTAAACTGCGTTCGGAATGGAGAGTTTGACAAGTATCCGTCAAATTCAGTTGCTTATGCGTGGTTTGTATGGGAAAAGGGTTTTAAGGGCGACCCGGTTATTAAGTGGATAAATTGAGGAGGCAAACGAATGAAAAACATAATATTTTTACTCTTGACAATTCTATTAACGGTGTGGTGCAGCCACAACTATATGCTGCACCCATGGTGGTATAACTTCGGGCTGTGCCTTGTCAGTGCCATGCTGACGGGCTGCTGGGCTATGATTATTGTGGAAGATGTAAAGAAGCGGTTGAGAGGTAAGGACAGGGAGGACTAGGCATGGCTAAATACATAGACAAAGAACAAGTCGAGCTTACTATAAAACAGGCACGGAATGATACTTTCATGGAAGAAGCGCAAGATATGGCTGATTATATCGCAGACCAAATTGATGAATTACAATCTATAGATGTTTGTCGTGATGGAAAAGCATTGATTGTAGATTGCGAGGAAAATAAAGATATTGTAGAAGTGGTGCGGTGTCGGGATTGTAAGCATTATAACAGTAATGGTCTGTGGTGTAATATACTCTCAACATTCATTGATGATGACGGCAATCCATGCGATTCGGACGAAAGTCTCAACTGGAGAATGTTTGACGATGATGATTTTTGCAGCTACGGCGAGCGGAAGGAGGACACAGACAATGACTGAAAACAAAACATATAAACAAAAAGATGTTGACAGAATCATTCGAACTGTCAGCAACATCAAACAGCAGTTTATCGAAAGTATAGACTGTCAGATTGAGAAACTGCAAAATCTCCAGCCTGCCGAGCCAGAGCGGAAAGAGTGGCGGCATGAGCTTGAGCGTGGAGAAAAATATTTACACATTGAAGCTAATGGAGATATTGTTAGGAGTACATGGAGTGGCTATTATATTGACAAGCGCAGATACTATGCTGGCAACTGCTTCCCCTGCGAGTCATTTACCGAGGAGCAGGTGCAACAGATTGCTTGGCAGAATCAGCTTAATTCTCTGTTGGCTCAATATGCGATTGCTAACGGGGTGCTGGCGAGCAAGGAAGAAATGGAGGATAATGAAAAGCGTTTGCAGTGGGTTTCAAGTAGCGATTGTATTGGTCGTAGTTACAAGCATTATCCTGCGGTTGCGCTATTCAACGATGAAGATGTGGCGATTGCTGCTTTCTGTGATGTTGTTAAGCCGTTCCTTACAGAACATCCTGACTTTGTGTGGTGAGGGGTGAATATCAATGCGTGAGAGCCTGTGCTGGCATTGCAATAAGAGCAGTACCTCTGATTTGTGCAGCTGGGTGGCGGAACTTAGACCGCCGCCTGGCGTTGTAATGAAAGGCAATCTTATTATTGATTGTCCGCAGTTTGATGGTGAGCGACCACGGGTGGTTGAAAAGAAGTATACACAGAAAAAGAATCACAAAAAGGTGTGTCAACAGTGCGGAAAAACATTCATGACAGCTAATATAAATCAAAGGTATTGTAGCATTGCGTGTGCGAATGTTTTAAGAAATCATTTTGCTGCTGATAGAGAAAAAATCTGTCCTATTTGTGGTAGTACATTTATGACAAAATCTGTCAGACAAAAATATTGTGGCGAGGAATGCGTAAAAGCGGCAAAGAGAGAAAGCTACAGGAAATGGCGAGAGCGAAAGAAAGGTCGGTGATGTTGTGAACGGTAGGGAGTTGTCGCAGTTGCATTACATAAAGAAAGAGATACAACGACAAAATCAACGCCTTCAAGAGTTAGAATCAAAATCTACACAGTGTGTACAGATACTTTCGGCACAGCCAAAGGCGAAAGGCTCCACATCTGATAGAACAGGGGAATATGGTTCTGCACGGGCGGATTTACGGGAACTCATTGAAATAAAAAATAATGAGTTAGAGAAAAAACGGTTGGAAATTGAACGATACATACAGACTGTTGACGATTCATATATGAGGGAGTTGCTAAGACTGCGCTATATTGATTGTAAGTCCTGGCAGGGGGTAGCCATGGCAATGGGAGGAATGAACACTAAAGATGGTGTACGAATGGCTGTGAGCCGGTTTTTGGAAAAGCATTAAAAGTTGTTCGCATTGTTCGTTTTAGGTGTAGTAAAATAGTATTCGTAAGGATGTGCGATATTGGTTCATTGACACACCTCCTATATTTTCTTTCAATTTGAATATGCAACAAGGGCACGGCTGAAAGGTCGTGCTTTTGTTGTGCTTGAAATTTGAGAAAGCATTTGAACCGCTCGGACTTGCTGTTTTGAGTAACGACATCGAACAGCGCGGATTATGCTTTTTAATTTTGTACATGGGCGGGTAGGTACATCACGATAAAGCGCAGATGGTAGGGGCTGTGGTGATGTGAATTAAATAAACAGGCAGAGAGGAGGCGGCATTCAGCGTGGCAACGAAAAGAAAGCTGACTGAACGGCAGCAAGCTTTCGTTGATTACTATGTTGAAACAATGAATGCTGCCGAAGCTGCTCGGCGGGCGGGATATTCAGCGAAGAACGCCCGCAAGATTGGCAGCGACTTACTGAAAAGAGATTATATACAAGAAGCAATACAGAAGCGACTGGAAGAAATCAAAAGCCGGCGTATTGCCGATAGTACAGAGGTTATGGAGTTTCTCAGCGAAGTATTGCGCGGGGAGAATGAAAGCGAAGTTATCACCAGCGATGGTTGTGGTGGCTCGATGAAGATGAAGAAAAAGCCGGATTGCAAGGAGCGCTTGAGGGCGGCGGAGTTGTTGGGCAAGAGGTACCAGCTGTTCATGGATAAAATGCAGATAGACAGTAACACTTGCGTACAAATCATTGACGATGTGGACCAGGACACGGAAAATGAGGCAGATTAAAATTAGCGAGATTATCAACGAAAATTTTCGTGAATTTTGGGCAGTGAGCAAAAATCACAGATATTTGCGTTATATACTGAAAGGCGGGCGCGGTTCTGCAAAAAGTACGCATATAGGTTGTCGCATTATCATGGATATTATCAAGTATCCTGTTTCGGCACTGGTTGTCCGCAAGGTGGGCAATACTCTTTCTGAGTCAGTTTATGAGCAGCTGAAAGAATGTGCTGCCATGCTTGGTGTTGAGCAGTATTTTTCTTTCAAAGTATCGCCTTTACAAATTGTGTATTTGCCGCGGGGCAATAAGATACTTTTTCGCGGTGCCGATGACCCGCAGAAAATTAAATCACTGAAAGTAGCCAAGTATCCGGTAACGGTATTGTGGATTGAAGAATTGGCGGACTTTAAGACGGAAGATGAGGTTCTTACCATAGAGCAGTCTGTTCTCCGAGCCGAGTTGCCGGAGGGGCTGTTCTATTCCTTTTATTATTCATATAATCCGCCGAAACGCAAGCAAAATTGGGTGAATAAAAAATATAATACTCAGTTTTTGCCCGATAATACCTATGTGCATCATAGTGTATATCTGGATAATCCTCATACCTCAAAGCAAACACTTACGGAGGCGGAGGAACTGAGACATAGAGATGAATATAAATATCGTTGGCTGTTCCTCGGTGAGCCCATCGGTAGCGGTGTTGTGCCGTTCGGTAACTTAGAGTTTCGGCGCATTACCGATGATGAGGTCGGCACATTTGACAATATACGTCAGGGTGTTGACTGGGGATATGCTGTTGACCCGGTGGCTTTTGTGCGGTTGCATTATGATAAAACCCGCCGCAGGATTTACTTTCTTGATGAATTTTACGGTGTGAAAAAATTCAACAACGAATTGGCGCAATGGCTGAAAGCAAAGGGATATGATAGGCAACGCACCATTGCGGACAGCGCAGAGCCTAAGAGTATCAGTGAAATGTACAGTAAATTCAACTGTGATTTCCATGGGGCAAAGAAAGGGCCCGGTTCTGTCGAATATGGCGAAACATGGCTGGACAGTTTGGAAGCGATTGTTATTGACCCGGAAAGAACTCCGAACATTGCCCGGGAATTTGAAAGCATTGATTATCAAGTTGACAGGGATGGCGCCGCAAAGGCAAAGTTGGAGGATAAGGATAATCACACTATTGACGCTACAAGGTATGCCCTGGAGGATGATATGAGGGGGCAAACCTTTTCTTTTGATTAGGGGGATAGATTTATGATAGGTTTGATTGACCGAATCAGCAAAATAATTAAAATAGGTTCGCGAACTGCTATGAGCGAGTTGGAATTCATTGAGCAGGAGATCCGCAAATGGGAGTACTCGCCGCAACGGCGGATGATGATAAAAGGTGAATTGTATTACATCGGCGAGCATGATATTTGTCATTATCGCCGCACGGCCATAGGTGAAGACGGTGATTTAACAGAGTTGAAGAACCTGCCAAATCACCAAGTTGTGGATAACCAGTACGCCTTGATGGTAGACCAGAAAGCGAATTACTTGCTTTCAAAGCCGCTGACATTTAATACTGAATCTGCGGCATACCAAGGGGCTTTGGGCAAAGTTTTCAATGCTTCTTTTGCTCGTCGGTTACGCAATATCGGTGAGGACGCCATAAATGCCGGGATAGGCTGGATGTATGTATATTACGATTCTGATGGTCAGTTGCAATTCAAGCGTTTCGAGCCGTTTGAAATCATGCCTTTGTGGGCAGACGCTGAACATACGAAGTTGGATTGCGCTGTCCGGCTTTTTCAAGTTGAAACCTACGATGGAAAATCCTCCAAGCTTGTAAAAAAGGTTGAGGTTTACAAGGCTGACGGAGTGGAGCGCTATATATACAATAACAACTCACTTATTCCCGATGTGGAAGCAGGCAACAGCAATTACATTGTGATTGAGGATGAAAGCGGCAACCCGCAAGGCTATGGCTGGGGCAGAGTGCCGTTGGTGGCATTCAAATTCAACAACAAAGAAAATTCTCTGCTCAAAAGAGTCAAGAGTTTGCAGGATGGCATTAATCTGATGTTATCTACTTTTGAAAATAACATGAGCGAGGATAGCAGAAACACCCTGTTGGTACTTGTAAACTACGACGGGCAGAACCTAGGGGAGTTTCGCCGCAATTTGGCGCAGTATGGCGCTGTAAAGGTGCGTGATGAGGGCTCCGGCGGCGGTGATGTTCGTACGCTGCAAGTTACAGTCAATGCTGATAATTACAAAGTAATTGTGGATATATTCAAAAAAGCATTGATTGAAAATGCCATGGGCTTTGACAGCAAAGATGAGCGGCTTTCCGGCACGCCAAATCAGATGAACATATTATCCATGTACTCCAATATTGAATTGGACGCAAATAAGATGGAAACGGAATTCCAGGCTGCTTTTGAGCAGCTTTTGTATTTTGTTAATGCCCATCTGGCAAATTCGGGTGTCGGGGATTTCAGCAGTGAGGGTGTCGAGGTGGTATTTAGCCGCGACATGATGATGAATACTGCTGAGATTATTGATAATGTTAATAAATCGCAAGGCATTGTCAGCAGGGAAACGCTGCTTTCTCACCATCCGTTTGTTACCGATGTTAAAGAGGAAATGCAGCGGCTGGATAAAGAGCAACAGCAGGAAATACAGCAATATGGAGATGGTTTTGATGATAGTCAGGTGATAGCAAATGGCGAGGAACTCTGATTATTGGGAACAGCGTTTTGAAGCCTTGGAGAAAGCCAATAATGGGCTGGGCAGGTCGGCGTATGATAAAATGGAAAAGGTGTTTATACGGGCACAAAGACAGCTGCAGGCAGATATCGACTCATGGCTGGCTCGGTTGGCAGTTAACAACGAGGTTTCATTGCAGGAAGCTAAGCGATTGTTAACGGCTGATGAACTGAAAGAATTCAAATGGACTTTGAAAGAATATATAGAGCATGGCAAGGAAAGCGGTATCAATCAAAAATGGTTGAAAGAATTAGAGAATGCCTCGGCAAAATATCATATTAACCGATTGCAAATGCTTCAGATTAAAATTCGTAATCTCTTTGAGGATGCATACACTGTGAATCTCAAGACTATGACTGACCTGTCAACTGATGTGTATAATAATAGTTATTATCACGCTGCTTTTGAGGTTCAGAAAGGCATTGGAGTAGGCTGGCAGATTGCCGGTGCAGATGAGAAAAAACTGAACAAACTGCTTGTTACACCATGGGCGGCAGACGGCAGGAATTTTTCTGACCGTACTTGGAGAAACAAGGCAACAATGGTATATGAATTGCAGAATGAATTAACCCGACAATGTTTGCTGGGAAAATCCTCTAGGGAAGCCATTGAGCATATGAGCAGGTTTGTTGACAAGAAATTCAAGAATGCCAAGGCGCAGGCCTCCAGATTGGTTTATACAGAGCAGGCTTTCTTTGCTTCGGCGGGTGCCCAGGATAGTTTTAACGAACTGGGTGTTGAAAAATATATTATTGTTGCTACTCTGGATAGTCATACATCGGAAATATGCCAAGACATGGACGGCAGGGTTTTTGACATGAAAGATTACTCTCCGGGCAGCACGGCGCCGCCCTTTCATGTGCGGTGTCGCAGTGTTACGGCGCCATATTTTGATGATGAATTCGCCGCCGGCAGTAGAGCCGCCAGGGGTAAAGATGGCAAGACCTATCAGGTGCCTAATGACATGACTTATCGAGAATGGAAGGCTTTGCAAAGCGGAAAAACCTTGCACAAGCAGGATGATGGTGGTATAATTGACTTGTATAGAGGTAGAGGAATAGATGTTTTACCTCATAGTGAGATATCTACTGAAACTCTGAAACAGGTAAGCAAAGCAACAAAGAAAGTTACAAGTGATTTTAAAATTTTAGAGAAATATTCAGAGCCTATTAAATTTGGTAATGTCAATGGTGGTTGGGCGGTAAATAACTACGACCCCCGAACTGGACTAAACCAGATAACATTACATAAGATTGGTTTCAGTAATCCCGAACAGTTATTAGGTTTTCTGAAAGAAGATTTTCTTACTGGTAAAAGTTATCAAACAAATTCAATTAGTAGCCTTGTAGCTCATGAAATGGGGCATAATGCCCATATTGCACTAGCGTTAAAGAGGTCTGGACTTGAATATGGCAAACCTTTGAGTGAGTTAGAAATTGCAGTATTTGATAAAAACTACAATAAGATACTTAAGGATATTTATGAGGTTGCATTTACCTATGAGAGTGAGGATGAAATTTTTTCACAGTGTGCACAGGGACTTGGAAGCATGGCAATTAAGCCGAGGGAATTGATTGCACAAGCATTTGGTAACTATTATTATGGGAGTGGAAAATCTCGTATAGCTAAAAAAATTGTAAAATATTTTAAGAAGGAGTTGAAATAAATGTACAGAACTGAAGATCCTTTCGAGTATGCTAAAGGGTATTATGGAATATTACCAACTGGATTGCCAGACAGATTTTATAATGGCGACGGTGAAAATGTTTTTACAGAGGATTATGTGATTTATTTTAAGCCTAATACTCCCAAAAAGATAAGAGACCGTTTCGTAAAAGAGTATGCTGAATTTTATAAAAAAGAGTTAGAACTCGGGCATTATTAAAAACCACCTTGCCGATTATGGAGGGTGGTTTTCTTATGCTCAAAACTGAATAACTTTTGCACATTTTCAATTAAGGGAATGTGCTTTTTTTATACTCAAATTTATCCGTTAGGCTTCGGAACAAATAAAAGCCGCCGGAAAGCGAGGGCTGGCTCGACAAAAAGGACACCGGCACGGAGGAACAATATGTTAGAATGGTTGAAAAAAATCGTCGGTGATAGCTACACTGACGAAATGGACAAGGAAGCAAGAGAAAAAATCGGGGAATTGTTTGTGGCCAGGGATGACCACAACGAAAAACTGAAAGAGTTGAAGACCGCCAAGGAGCAACTGTCTGAGCGAGATGGGCAGCTGGAAGAATTAAAAAAATCTGCCGGCAGCAACGAGGAGTTGCAAAAGCAAATTGAAAAATTGCAGGCAGATAACAAGCTGAAAGATGAACAGCACGCCAAGGAAATCAACGATTTGAAGATTGATTCTGCTGTCAGCGCTGCGATTCAAGCGGCCAGGGGCAAAAACGCCAAAGCCATCAAAGCTTTGCTGGACATGGAAAAAATCACTATTACTGATGACGGTACAGTGCAGGGTATCGATGAGCAAATCAAAGCTTTGGGCACGGCTGATGATTCAAAGTTTTTGTTTGATGACGGCAAGCCCAAGTTGAAAGGTTTGGAGCCCACCGAGGGCGCGGACGGTATCCCCGGCGCTGAAAAAGACAAGATGTCTTACAGTGAACTGGTGGCATTTCTCAAAGAAAATCCCGAAGCAAAAATTAATTAAGAGAGGATGAATTAAACAATGGCAAATAGTAAATTTGATGCGAAATCTTTTAATGCGGAAGCGTTCAAGTATGTTGTAGACCGCGTTCCAAATCTGAAAATGAACGAACTGAAAAAATCCAAGGCTCTGGCAGGCAATCCTGACATCAGATCTGTTTTCGCCGGTCAGGACGGTACCGGCTACGCGCGTCTGGCAATGCGTGGGCTTGCCGATGGTGACGCTGTGAATTATGACGGTCAGACTGATATTACTGCTACTTCTACCAAAACTTTTGAACAGGGGGTTGTGGTAGTTGGTCGTGCCAAAGCATGGGTTGAAAAGGATTTTAGCTATGACATTACCGGCGGTGTGGATTTCATGGACAACATTGCCCAGCAGATTGCAGAGTACAAAGACCAGCTTGACCAGAACACTATTTTGGCAGTTCTCAATGGTATTTTCAGCATGACCGGTGCAAAGAACCTTGAATTTGTTAACGGTCATACTACTGAAATTGATACCGCTATGACTCCGACTACATTAAACACTGCAACCAATAAGGCTTGTGGTGCTAACAAAAAGAAATTCGCGTTGGTGTTCATGCACAGTGATGTGGCAACTAATCTGGAGAATCTTAACTTGATTGAGCATTTGAAAGACACTGATAAGGACGGCGTAACCCGCGACTTGGATTTGGGTACTTGGAATGGCAAACTGGTGGTCATTGATGATGATATGCCGACAGAATCTGTGGCGGCGTCCGGCAGTGGTGATTCCGCCGTACCCGCTCATACAAAATATACCACTTATGTGCTTGGAGAGGGTGCAATTTCCTTTGAGGATATTGGCGCTAAAGTAGAGTATGAAATGGACAGAACCCCCGCTAAAAATGGTGGTGAAGATATTTTGTACATTCGTCAGCGCAAGGCGGTTGCTCCGTTTGGTATCTCTTACGAAAAAGCTTCTCAGGCGTCCAATTCTCCGACCGACGAAGAATTAAAGAACGGCGCCAACTGGTCTTTGGTTCATTCCGGAGAATCTACTGCGGCAAACAGAAGCTATATCAACCACAAGGCGATTCCTATTGCTCGAATCATTTCCCGCGGTTAATTAACGGGGAGGGGTGGTGTTGCAGATGTTTGAAGAAATCAAAGATTTATTGGCGAGTAACGAGAATACAAATCTTGATTGTTCTTTCTTTGAATTGGTGCTGAAGCGGCTGGATAGTTTTGGGTATATTCCATCAGAAACAGATGCCTGGCTGCTTTACTATGCTGGTATTACGGTTGAGCAAACTGTCAGGAACAAGTGCAACACCGCTTCAATTCCTGATGGATTGCTTTATGATGCGGTTGATTGTGTTTGTGGTGAGGTGCTGAGCCAAAAGCATAGTTTGGGTCAACTTGATGTAGATATCTTTGATTTTGAGCAGATTGGGAAATCGCTGAAAATCGGTGATATTACTGTTGACTATGGCAGCAATGCTTTAAGCAACGAAGAGAAATTCAAGGACTTGGTGAAAGCGTTGAAATCGCGAGGTGATTGGTTATGCTATCGCAGGCTCAAGTGGTGAGGATACGGAAAGAGTTACAGCGGGCATATGAGGGGCGTTGCAGTATCACAGAACGGCAGGAAATTCGGCGGGCCAATGGCTCTACCGGCTTTGATAATATTGTGATATGTACTGACGAACCGTGTCAGCTTTCATATAAAAGCAAGAGCCCGACTGCTCAGGGAAATGATATTCATAGCCCTGAGCAGCAAATCACTTTGTTTATATCTCCAACCTTGGAAGTAAAAGCCGGTTCGCGAATTGAGGTTACGCAGTGCGATAGGACGACAGCATATAAATCCAGTGGGCAACCTGCGGTTTATCCTACACATCAGGAAATAGTGCTGGAAATTTTTGAGAGGTGGTCTTGATGGCAGGCGGTGTGGATTACAGCGATATGAAAGAGTTGCTGGAAAATTTGCAGGATAACCTTGAGGCCATGAACAGATTTTATGAACAGTGCTGCAAAGAGTTGGCAGCTCGGCTGTTGGCAAAGGTAATTCCCCGTACTCCTGCCGGTGATAAGCCTGATTTTTTGTTGGAAACTCCGGATGTCAATATAAAATTACGGAGCACCAACAATGTTAAATTAAAGAATGGTATGACAGTCAAACGAAATACCATGCGAAATCGTTCTTTTTTGTCTGCTGATGGAGCAACGTATCAACGGTATTGGGATGGTTATGAGGGTGGAACCTTGCGCCGTGGCTGGACAGGCGGTAAAAAAATGAAAGCAAAAGATTATGCCAAGATGTTGCCGATAAGAAAAGTTGGTTCAGCATATGTAATTGAAGTGATAAATCCTTTGGAATATGCAAGCTATGTTGAAAACGGACACCGGCAAACGCCTGGCAGGTATGTGCCGGCATTAAACAGGCAGTTGGTGAAAGGCTGGGTTGATGGTGTTCATATGTTGGAAATATCTGAAAACGAAGTTAGAAACTCAACGAAGGGTGTATTGGCGCGAAACCTAAAACGATATATGGAGGGAATGTTCAATGCTAAATAAGATTATTGATGGTATTATTCAGCAAATCCTCTTGGAATTTGGCAATGAATACAGAGTGTATACTGAAAATGTGGAGCAGGGGCTTGTTACACCCTGCTTTTTGCTTACATCATTGAATAGTACCCACAATGCCGAATTGGGCAGCCGATACAACAAAACCCATCTTTTTTCAGTGCAGTATTTCCCCGCCGGTGCCGAGCCGAAAGCGGAATGTCATGGGGTATATGACCGCCTGTCAGAGTGTTTGGAATATATCAGCACGGATGAGGGGTTACTGCGTTACGGTGAGTTATCCGGGCAGATTGAGGATGATGTGCTGACTGTAACAGTGAGTTATAAAGTGTTGGTGTTCAAGGAAACCGCAAAAGATGATGAAATGTCGGAAATGAAAGTTGTCAGTAATGTGAGGGGTGATGATATTGGCAACAAGCAAGAAGAAAGTTGAAAAGAAAAAGGAACCGGATAAATTCTCCAAGGCTGATTTTTTGGCGGCGCAATCATATAAGGATAAACGAGATATGATTGAAGCTGTGTGGCAGGGCGAGGAAATGTCCGTTCAGGAATTGGATGACAGACTGGAAAAATTCATGAAAGGAAGTGTAAAATAATGGCATTAGGCGGAGGTACATTTGCAGCGCAGAACAAAGTGCTGCCGGGTGCATATATTAATTTTGTTTCTGCTGCCAGGGTAGACAGCAGTCAGGGCGAGAGGGGCATTGTTACCATGCCCTTAGAATTGGACTGGGGTATTGACGGAGAGGTATTTGAAGTTACTGCCGAGGGCTTTAAGCAGGATGCAATGAAGTTTTTCGGCTATGCGTACACTGATGATAAATTGAAAGGCCTGCGAGATTTGTTTTTGTATACTCGTAAGGCTTATTTTTATCGCTTGAACAGCGGGGCCAAGGCAAGCAATAACTTTGCGACAGCAAAATGCAGCGGCACCAGAGGCAATGACTTAAAGGTGGTAATCAGCGCCAATGTTGATAACGAGTCGGCTTTTGATGTAAAACTGTATCTTGACGCTATCCCTGTGGACAGCCAAACAGTGGAAACAGCCGCGGCTTTGGTGGATAACGATTATGTCGTTTGGAAGAAAAGCGCAACTTTGGCGGCAACCGCCGGAACAGCCCTTGCGGGCGGTACAAATGGTACCACAGTAAATGGCGCTTCGTATCAGCAGTATCTGAATAAAATCGAATCATATAGTTATCATGTAATGGCAAGCTATACAGCGGAAGACAGTGTCAAAGCATTGTTGACAGCGTTCTGTAAGCGTATGCGTGATGAAGCCGGCGTTAAGTTCCAGCTGGTGGTTCATGATTTGGCAGCAGATTACGAAGGTGTAATCAATGTAAAAAATTCTGTTGATACCACCGGCGGTGATGCTGTTACTTCGCTGGTATATTGGGTTGCTGGTGTTTGCGCTTCTTGCGCGATTAACAAGAGTGCGCTTAATATGCGCTATGACGGCGAATTTACCGTGCTGGCAGATTATACACAGGTACAATTGGAAGCTGCTATTAAAGCCGGTGAATTTGCATTGCACAGGTGCAACAATGATTTGAGAGTTCTTGCTGATATTAACAGCCTTGTTACCGAAACATCTGCAAAGGGTGTGGATTTCAAGAGCAATCAGACCATCAGAATTATCGATAAAATCGGCAATGATATTGCAACTCTGTTTGCGGAAAAATATATCGGCGGCGTGGCGAATAATGAGTCCGGCAGGGTGAGTTTGTGGGCTGATATTGTTAAACACCATAAGGCATTGCAGGATATGGGCGTTATTGAAAATTTCAGCGACCAAGATGTTGTTGTGTCGGCGGGTAATACCAAGAAATCTGTTGTTATTAACGATGTGGTAACGGTGGTAAATGCTATGAGTCAGCTTTACATGACCGTTACCGTGGCTTAATTGTGGAGGTGAAATATTATGCCATTTTTTAATGCGCAAGACGCTCCTTTGAGTAAATTGGCGGAGTGCTTTATTACCAAGGATAATAAAAGATATGTTGCGATGTTTGCGAAAAATGTGGAAGTCAATATGAGTGTTGATACCACGGAAGTACCAAGGTTGGGCACAACCATTAAGGGCTACCGGGCAACCGGCGCCAGTATCAAGGGTAAAATGACTATTTATAAGTGCACCGAAATCTTCGACGATATTGTGGAGGAATTTAAAAACACGGGTTTGCTGCCGACATTTGAATTGCAGGTTACCAATTCTGACCCTGCTACCAGCATTGGCAGAAGCAGCAAAGTGTATAACGGTTGTATTATTGATGGTGATGTGTTGCTTTCTTTGGCTGATGCCGACGGTGAGCACATCGAACAGGAAATTAACTTCTACGCACAGGATTATTCGTCTGCCGAGAAGTACACCAACCCTTCATACATGGAGTAATAAAACGAAAAGCCCCTGACACGCTCAGGGGCTTAATTATAAAACGGAGGTATATAAGATATGTCAGGTTTAACAAGATTCATGAAGCAGAACAAGAAACAGCGTGAAAATACCAAATTTGCGGCGACCAAATCGCTAGTGGATGAAAAGGGCAATACTTTGCTGTGGACAATTCGTCCGCTGATGTCTTCGGAAATTGATAAAATGCGTGATGAATGCACAATGGAAATCCCTGTATCCGCCAAAAAGGGGCTGTATCGCTCCAAGGTGGATGCCACAAAGTTTTTGTGTAAGTTGATGTGCGCGTCTATTGTGGAACCGGACTTGCATGACAAGTCCTTGCAGGACAGTTACGGTGTGATGACACCGGAAGCATTGCTGCAACAGATGATTGACGACCCCGGCGAATACAATGCGCTTGGTGAGTTTATCCAGGGATATAACAATTTGGATAGGGCTTTGGATGATATTGTTGATGATGCAAAAAAGTAATTCGCAGCGACTACGAGGCGCATATGGCGTCCTGCGCGCTGAATTCTTTCAATATCCTACCGTCTGAGTTTATGAAAATGGACGAGCAGGAGCGGGCGTTTATCATGGCTACCATTGAAGTTATCTCCGAAGAACAGGAGGCAGCCCAAAAAGAAGCTGAAAGAAAATTCCCGAAAAAGCATTAAAATAGTTGAAATTTCCTGCAATAGCGTGTATGATAAGGATATACGATTTTTGTAGGAGGGATTTGGATTATGGCTGAAAAGGGAAAAGAAAAACTCGGTTGCCTGCCTTGCTTTTTAATAAGTCTTGTTTTAACTGTGATATTCATGGTTTGTATGAAGCAAGTAGCAAACAGTTCTAATTATCAAGATGATGGATCTATAATAATATTGGGTGTAGTCATCTGTCTTTTGCTCTGGGTGGCAATTTTTGCTTTTCGCATGGCTGTTCTTACAAGTAGAGCAAAAAAAGAAGGAAAGAAAATGCGAGCGGAAAGGCACAACAAAGAAGTTGCTCTAAAGGCAGAAAAAGGTTATTGGGATTACGGAACCTTTAAGCATATGGCGGGCTTGCCATTAGCAGAAGGTGTTGAATGTCGTGTAGAGTATTATAATGACAAAATCAACATTGAGGGTTCTGGCACGAACTTTTCTTTATCGTTTGATAAAGTTTCTGATATTGCGGTAAAAACAGACAAGGAAATACAAAAAAGCTATGTAAGTAGTGCGGGTGGCGCTGTTGTCGGTGGTTACTTATTTGGCCCTGTTGGAGCAATGATTGGTGGGAGAGCTAAAGAAAAAACCAGTGCAGTTTTGACACATTATTTGATTATAACATATACATCAGATAACGAAATTAAATATATTGGATTGGAGATTCCCACCGGAGAGGTATCTAAATCGGGTATATGGACAAATGAATTGTCAAAAGCCCAAGAATGGGAAAAACATTTTAAAAATAGTAACCACGGTAAACAAACAAATACAATCGAATTATAAAATAAAAAGCACTCTCAAATGAGGGTGCTTTGTTATTGATTTTTAAGTTGCATATGTGTATAATAAGTATAGGTATAAAAGGTGTTTGCTAAAAAGCGCAGGCGGTTAAATCCTGCCCCGGAAACGGGGTGATATTATGGAATACATAGTCTTGATACTAATTTTTGTATTATTGATTTTGCAGACCATAAAAAAGTAATAACCGCCACTCCGGTACAGTAGCGGTTATTCTAATAAAATAATCCATATCGGGGCTAACCGCTTGCGGCAACACCTTTTATACCTTTATTATATGCAATAAGTCCTTTATTGTCAACATTAATTTAATAATTAAGCACATTTTCTATACGAATATGTGCTTTTTTATATTACTTTTTAGAAAGGAGGCAGCAAAATGAGTGCAATATCTGCAACATTTAACCTAATTGACCGAATGTCTGCACCCATGCAGAATATGATTGGTACTGTAAATCAGATATGTACTGTTTTGGAAAGGGCAGACAGTAAGGTGGCAGGCGCTTTCAATCCGGCAGATCTTGACGGTGCGAGGCGTTCACTGGACATGATAGATGCTCAGTTTAAGACAATTCAAGCTGATATCAACAGGGCAAAGCAAAATCAGGATGGCTTTAACAGGTCAATGAGGGATGGACAAAACAGTGCTAGTGGATTGTCTAGTAAAATACAGGCTATGGCTGGTACATATCTAGGATTGCAAGGCTTAAAAAAGATTGTTAGTTTATCTGATGAATATGCTCAGACAACTTCCAGAATTAACCTAATGACAGGGGGATTGGAAAGCACAAATGCAGTAATGGATAAAATCTATGCTTCTGCACAACGCTCGCGTACAGGTTATCTTGAAACTGCTGATGTAGTCGCAAAATTAGGTTTGCGTGCCAAAGATGCTTTTAGCAATACTGACGAAACAATTCAATTTGCAGAGAATTTGAACAAGCTTTTTGTTATTTCGGGGGCTAGTCAAGCGGAAATTGCATCAGCCAGTTTGCAATTAACACAGGCATTGGGTAGCGGTGTCCTACGCGGCGAAGAGTTAAATGCAGTATTTGAATCTGCTCCCAGCGTGATACAGACCATTGCTGATTACATGAACATTCCTCAAGGAAAGATTAGGCAACTTGCAGCTGACGGGCAAATTACGGCGGATATTGTCAAAAATGCACTATTGGGAGCCACGGAGGAAATTAATGCACAGTTTGAGCAAACATCTATAACCTGGTCGCAGGTATGGACAATTACTATTAATAAAGTTATTAAAGCAGGAGAGCCGCTTCTAAAGCTAATTAATCTGATGGCACAAAATTGGACAATTTTAAGTCCTTTAGTGTATGCTGTTGTAGCCGCAATGGGAGCCTATAGCATAACCATGGGTATAGCAAAGGCGGTTACAACTCTACAGGCTCTTGCAGAGGCAAGAAAGGCAGCAGCAGATACAATGCAAGCAGGAACTACATTTGCAGTAACGGCAGCGCAGCACGGTTTAAACGCGGCGTTGTTGGCTTGTCCTCTGACTTGGATTATAATTGCCATAGCAGCCGTGATAGCTATATTCTATGCAGTTATTGGTATAATTAATAAACTGACAGGTAAGAGTATTTCTGCAACGGGCATTATTGCAGGTGCCTTTGCGGTTTTGTTTACTCATTTATACAACAGTTTTGTTGTTCCTGTGATTAATGCATTTGCTATGGTTGCAAATTTTTTTGGCAATGTGTTTAAACACCCAGTCGCGGCTGTAAAAGTATTATTCTATGATATGTGCATCACTGTGCTGGGTTATATTGTAAATCTCGCCCATGCTATTGAAAATCTTATCAATAAAATTCCAGGGGTTGAAGTTTCTATTACCGCGGGATTGGATAATTTCTATAATGGCTTAAAGGATGCGCGGCAACAAGTTAAGGACGAATCTGGCTGGAAAGAGTATGTCAAAAGTAGAGAGTATACGGATCTTGCTCTGGTAGGAAAAGCTGGCTACAATTGGGGGGCTAATTTATTTAATCCTGATAATTCTGGCCTAAACGACTTGCAAGGTCTTGGTGCCTATGATATGGCGGACAGCTTGGCAAACCAAGCCGATTCCTCGGCTAAAACAGCGGACAACACTGCCAGAATTGCGGACAATACCGCACAGAGTACAAATGAATTGAAATACCTGCGTGAAATTGCCGAACGGCAGGCGATTAACAGATTCACAAATACAGAAGTCAAAGTAGATATGAGCGGTATGCAGAACACTATTTCCTCTCAGATGGATATTGATGGTGTTATCAATACGCTTGAAGTTGAACTTAACGAATCTCTGAATCGTTGTGCAGAGGGGGTGTCATGATAGATGTATCAAGTATATTTGGGTGATTACGCCCTGCCGGTAGCGCCGGAGAAAATTGAAACCAAAATCAGCAACAGCAATAAGACAATGACATTGATAAATGATGGTGAAATTAATATCCCCAAGGTGCCAGGGTTGACAGAGTTCAGCTTTGGTGCCTTGCTGCCACGGCATGAGGCTCCATATGCTTATTATCCTGACGGATTTAAACCGGTAGAGCATTTTTTGAGTTGCTTTGAAATCTTTAAGGTACAGGGGAAAGTATTCGATTTGCGTATTATCAGGCTCGGGCCGGATAACGCCAGCCTGATGGAAACCAAGTCAGTAACCTGTACCTTGGAGGAATATACCATTACCGAGGATGCGGATAAGTGTGGGCTTGATGTTTATGTGGATTTGAAGTTGAAGCAATACAAACCATTTGGTACTTATATCGTAAAGACCCAATCTGACGGAACAGCTACGGCAAGCACCACCAGGGACGCTTCTACCCATGAAATTCCTGCAACCTATACCATTAAAGCCGGCGATTCGCTGTTTAGCATTGCTAAAACACAGCTGGGAGATGAGGGGAAAAGATTCTTTCTTTTTGCCCTTAATCAAAAGTTGCTGGACGAAACAGCCAGAAAACACGGCAGAGTCAGTTCCGGACAGGGGAATCGGCTATATCCCGGCACTGTGATTAAGCTGAAAGAGGGTTGATGATATGGCAACGCAGATAGAAAAGATTTTAAGTGCTGCAAAATCAAAGATTGGGTCAAAAGCTTATAATATTAACGGAATGACTTATTGTCAGCGTTTTGTTAAGGATTGCTATGCGGCAGCAGGAATTGCTGGTGATGCCGGATCTGCAGCAGATGCCCGAGTTAAATGGATGCAGTCGTCAAGTAAAAACAATATTCCATTAGGAGCAGCTGTTTATTTCAAAGGTTCACAGCCCAAATATGGTCATGTGGGAATTTATATTGGCAATAATCAAATAATCCATGTTATCGATAAAGGTGTTATTAAATCATCATTATCCGGTGGTGGGAAATATTTGGGTTGGGGCTGGCAAGGTGGTAAAAAGCCTACCGGCGCTACCACCAGTGGTTCCGGCAGCAGCAACAATTATAGAGTTGCAAAAGCGGAATTCACCGCCTATTATCCTGCAAATAACAGCATGGAGGGCGGTTTTCTTGATTGTAAGGGCAACAAGCTGGATCCGTCCAAAAAAACCTGCGCAGCGCCCTCTGATTTGGCTTATGGACAAAAGATAAAGCCCCAGGGTACCGGCACTAAGATTGACAATGTGATTTATACTGTAAATGACCGTGGCGGTGCAATCAAGAAGAAATCTGACGGTACTTACAGGATTGACATCCTAATGTCCAGCAAGACCGAGTGCAACAACTTCGGCAGGCGTACAGGTAAAATTTTGATATATGACGGCGACCCGAGCGGTGTTGATGGCAGCAGCGGTCAGTCTGATAAAAAAGACATTACCTCTGTTGTCATTAAGGAAACATATGGTGCCGCCGGAACATATAAGTTTACGGGATTGAAACAGGTGGACAAGCAGCGGACGGTTGGTACAGAGATTTTGATTCAGAATGATAAAATCTATATGCCCGCCGTTGAGGGTAATATAACGCTGGATTGGGAGCGCGACGGTTCCCCGGGTGTTTTGAAATTTTCGGTAGTCAAAGATGATAAGCTGAACTTTCAAGAGGGGAATCCGGTCAGCTTTCGCTGCAATAACAAAAATGTATTTTATGGTTATGTGTTTAAG